AGTTTTCCATAGAGTGCGATAGAAGCTGCACTGGTAGCCGTCTGCGTTCCAGATTTCCAGACGATGGAAACATCATTGCGAATATCTCCAGCCTTAGTCTGAATCTTTATGCCACGACCTAGAGCTTGATTGGCATCTAGCTCTGTGTAGCCGTTAGTGGCTAAGTAAGTCGAACGATGTGTGGAATCTGCATAAGAAATCTGACCCTGAGCATTTTCGTAAATATATCCAAGTCCAGAAGTAGCAAGGTCGGCCACCAGATCCCACGTGATTATTTGATCAGATCCGCGAGCTGCTAATTCGTAATTGCCTGGACGATCTATTTCTCCTAAGCCAGTATTTTCTGCATTAGCCCAAGTCTGTGTCGCTGGCGTATAAGTTGCCCAAGTAAGAGCTGCCGGTACTTCGCCCCAATTATTGACCAGTAAATCTTCTAGGATTGTATAGATTTGGTCGCCATCGAAATCCTTAGACAAGACTCCCAGAGTTAAGGCCTTCTGGAGCCTTGAGAGGGCTCCTAGAGCCGTGATTGTCACTTCCTGAGTGATTGCCACTGAGCCAGTCTGTGAAACTGTTACGGCTACGTCCACAACACTTCCGCCAAAGATTGGAACGAATGCGCCAGCAGTGTCCTTGACTTGGATTGAAACCGCGTCATTGATTTGCGCCGTAATAGCTGCAAGATTGAGATTGATGAGATTGATTGTGCAATAGCCTGCTTGAGCCTGTGTATAGATGTTAGATCGTCCTGATGAGATTGAAAGATTGGCTAGAACGACGTCGGTGTATTCAACGCCTTGAATTGTGACTTTCCAAACTGGAGCCCACTGAGTCATCAGATTGCCTGAAGTGCAGAGGCTCCGCCAGTGCCACGATAGTAGGAATCATTGAGTGCGCTGATAATTGTGCGAGCCGTACCTTCGGCATCGATTGCGCCATTGACTGTGAGATTGATTCGCGCTGCGTTTTGAGAATCTGTAAAGCCACCGCCTCCGCCAGCGATTAGACGAGCGGCGTTCTGAGAATCTGTGAATGCCCCACCTGCTGCGACCCTGATTGCTCCTGCTGCTGCTGACGCAATTCCACCGCCACCGCCACCGCCACCGCCTCCGCCTCCTCCGGCTGAAGGAATGACTACTACTGGCACTGATGATGATCCACCACTGCGAATCGCACCTGGCGCGCCTGATGTGGCAAATGATTGAGTGATTCCAGCTTTCGCTGCTAATTCTGCACCTAATTCAGAACCGGACATGCCCCACTTACTTGGATCAGTCATCGCACCCAATAAACCTAAAGTGACTGAAGCAAACTTCACGACCTTGTCCAAAGCTGCGATGATTGTATTGAGCCAACCAATCATCTTTCCTAAGCCTGAGCTTTGACCTGTGTTCGATTCGCTATTAAACACGGTAAACATTTTTCCAAGCGAAACGGTAAGACTTTTGACTGTTTCTCCGAAACCAAATGCAGCCGTCTGAGTTGTTGTCATTCCGTCTTTTAATTTTCCTTTGCCGCTAAATCCTAAAGCGAAAGCATTAAATGCTGGTAGAACGTTGTCGTTGATGTAATCAATCAATGACGTGACCATTGGCAACAAGCCTTGACCAATAGTTTCTTTTGCTTCATCGAAACTGACTTTCAAGATTGCAATTTTGCCCTGATAAGTTTCTGCATTCTTAGCAGCAGCTCCACCAAATAAATCTGTCAATTTTTGTTGGACATCTGTGAAGGTCATTGTTTTGAGCTCTGCTGCTGAAAGACCTATTCCTAATTTTCCAAGCGCGGCAGTATTTCCATCGTAGGCCTTACCGATTGCATTCGCGACAGTCTCAAGCGGCTTTCCAGTTGCCGTAGCGACATCAAGGGCAACGGAGAGAAGATCTTGCGCCTTTGTAATATCTCCAGTAGAAATTGCTAATCGCTGCAAAGCTGGACGAAGTTTGTCATCTGAAACGCCAGTAGCCAAAGACATCTTAAGAATCTGATCTTCAGTAGCCGCTATCTGTGCCTTTGTTGCACCTGTGGCGTTTTCTAAAGCGTTGGCCAGTTTGTTTTGTGATGCTTCATCTTCGATTGCAGCTTTGACGCCGTCGATTCCGATTTTGATTGCATAGGCAGCCGCAGCAGCAGCCGCAGCAGCGAAAGCAATTGAGGCTTTTTTACCAAAGTCTCCGACCTTGTCGGCGAAAGTCTCGACTTCTGCCTGTGATCCTTTTATGCCTTTTTTGAGATCATCAAAGTCAGCATCGAAGGTTATCTTTACCTTTGGAATGCCTGCCATTATTTGAGCCCCAAATCGTTGATGATTCCTTGAACGATTGAAATATACTCCTGCGCAACGACTGGAGTGTAGAAGTCCACGCTTTTATTCAACCAATATCCTTCGCGATTATATGGAACCTTGAATCGGTTTGTGTATTTGCGCCCTGCTCTATCAATGCCTGGACGAGATCCATATTCTGAGCCCCAAAGAAGTGCGCCGGCTGGAGCTTGAGTGCGTCCAACCTTTGCGCCTTTGCCGCTTTTACTTGGTCGTCCACCATAGGCTCGGCCGACTTTTTTTGGCCCACCAATATCGACGCGAATCAATCGATCGCGTGGAGTGACAATTGATTGCAAGACAAGCTTTGTCTGTGGAGTAGGTGAGCCATGTCCGAACATCATAATCTGGCCAGCCAGTCGTTTAGATAGCGGCTGAGCTGCATCTCTGACTCGACCCTGCGTTTCTTTGTCTAAGAGATTGAGTGTTGAAATCAGATTCTTTAGCGCATAAGGCTCGACTTCAATGCGAAAGGTTCCTTGACCTTTCGTCGCCTTAAACGCCATTCCGTTTCTCCAATATCTCGAAAGCCGTATAAATCTGCTCCGCCGTCGTCCATTCGCTCATCGGTATTCCCGTCGCTATTGCTATTTCGACGAGTATGCGATTTACGCTTCCGGCGGCGTAACTTTTGGGAGAACGTCACCGACTGACACGTCGGCCACTGTTTCACACCAGATTTCATATCCTTTAATGGGCTTGCCAGCAGCTTCACGTTTCATAGCATTCCACGCAAGGAAGAGAAGATCAGAAATTCCAATCTTCTCCTGCGCCTGCGAGATTGTGTTGCCTGTCTTTTGTTCCCATTTAGCCCACTCTGGCGGCTGCGCCGTGTATGTGCCGAATTCGCCGTTCGTGTATTCGATGGTGATTGGTAGTCTCATTATTTGCTCCCGTTTCTCTTTCGATTAGCTGATTGTTATGACTGGTGTTGATGCGCAGAGCATTGACCATGTGTCAGTTTGTGCATCTGGTGCAGTGCCGCCAGCAGTTGGAGCTACTGGGAAAGCAGTGCCAGCAAATGACGCGCCTGTTGCAGTGAGCAGAGTAAAAGCCAGGGCAGTATTTGGAGCAGAAGTAAACGCAGTCCACATCGCTTCAAAGAGTGATCCGGTTGCGCCCCAATCTGCAAGAAGTGAGATGTTAAGTGTCCATTGATCATCAATATGCTTATAAGCTTTTCCATCAAGTGTCTGATATGTAGTAATAACTGGCGCATTGACGAGAGTGACTGAAGTTGTCTGAGCGTCATAATTAACGGTGGCAAGCGTGAATACTATGTCGCGACCGGTGACTATTGTTGTTGGCATTTCTTTGTCTCCTTAGATAGTTTCTTGAGTGTAGTAAGTGCTGACCGCGAGATCCGCCACTAATAGATTCGATGCTCCCACTGATTGGATTGTCGGTTGTTGAACGTCTCCGACAACGTATCCAGTTGGCATCGCTTGCATGATGCTTATGACTAACTGTTCAAGATTATCGAGTGCTCCGGCGTTGTTGTTATATGCAACGGCGGCACTGACAACCAAATTGACTTTCACGCGTACCGTACTTTTACCGATTGTCGTCGTTTCTAAATAAGGTGCGTCTGGAACAATAACGCAAGCTGGTGGAATGACGGCCTCTGGTACGGTTGAATAAACTGATGCAGCTACTGATCCAAGTGCGGTTGCAAGTGTGCCTCGGATATTGGCCGCGATTGACGTTGGAGTAGGCATTTACATGGCCATTGTTGAGACGTCAATGTAATTACCTAAGAGACCAATGACGCGATTTTGGAGTGAACGCCCCATACGAAATGGCGACGGCTGAAAATCTACGCCTTCAATCTGTCCACCTGGTGCGACCACGCTTTGGAATATCTCAACGCTGACGATTGTGACCGCCGTCTCGACTGCGTCGGTATTCGCGTAAAGCGTGGCC